TGCAATTGTACCAACCGTTACAAGCGCAGTATCTCCTGTCCATGCAGTCAGGGCGGCTGGTGTAACTGCTCTTGCGGTATCTGAACCAGTATTTGTTTCTGCGTTAGTTGCTAATTCAACTATACCCTTATTTGTAGTTGAAGCATCTTCACCAGAAATCGTAATTGTTTGGTTAGCAGCAACGGTATCAATGCCTTCCCCACCAGTAACCGTGAGAGTTTGGGTTTTGAGAGCAATGGCTCCAGTACCACTTTCACCAACAGTATTTAATGTACTTACAATGTTAGTTATTCCAGAACCGTCACCCCTCAAAGTAGCATTAACCGGATAGGAGAAATCAAATTCTTGATTTGAATGGTCCCAAGTCATTGCTGGGTTGGCTTGTCCGCCCATGTCAATTTCAAGACCAGCACCATTAGCGGCTGTACTGTTTGCAGATCCCTTTGCAACAGTAATTAAAATATCTTCAATCGTAAGTTGTGATGTTTCAAGTGTCGTTGTAGCACCCTGAACAAGTAAATTACCAGTAACAGTAACATCACCTGTAAATGATCCATCAGCGAATGTTACATCATCAGATGTTGCGACCGCCTGTCCAATTGATAGCGTGTGTGTAGTACCCTCGCCAGTTGTTGCGGCCGTACTCGCGATTCCTGTTCCACCAGTTATGGTTGCGACATAATGTCCACTTGTAGCAGTACCAAGAGCAATAACTCCACCACCTGCTGCATCAGCATGGTCATGTGTTGCGTTTGCAAAACTTGCTATTGTTGGTGTTACTATTGTAGGACTTGTTGCGAATACTGCAGCTCCCGCGCCTGTCTCATCACTCAACATTCCTCTTAAATGAGCAGATGTTGAAAAGCTTACTCTATGATCAGTACCCGCATCATCTGTAAAATATAATACGTTTGGTGTAGCAGTATCTACCCATAACTGTCCTTCGCCTGCTACATCTGCGTCTGCTTCTGCCTGTTCTTTTAATGTTATAACACCAGCAGTTTGGATATTTAGACCACCCATTTCCAAATCTTGCGTCTGTGTACCTAATCCTGTAATAAGTGAAGTTCCCGACACATTTGTCATAGTACCACTTGCTGGTGTTCCTAATACTGGTGCTACTAATGTGGGATCATTTGACAATACAACATTACCAGTTCCAGTGGATGTTGAAACACCAGTACCACCGTCAGCAACTGGAACGTCAGCACCACCAGCATGGAAGATACGGTTACCTTCAATACTAAGAACGCCACTCGCAGCTGTTAGTGTATTAGCTGTTGCGTGTCCAAGTTCAATATTACCAAGAACAGTTGCGTTGGTAGAAACACCCAAGCTTCCGGTAACTTCGGAACTACTTAATGCTATTAGACCCTTGCGAGCGATAAACTCATTAGCCATTCATGTTCTCCATATAGAATCTCATATATAATTAGGTTGGAAATTTGGGAAACAATCTAAAAAAGGTTTGTACTGTCCAAGTATCGGGTCCAGAGCCTGTACTGGTTATTCTCAAATGAGCATTTTCTCCATTTATAATAAAAGAAAACGATATATCTGATGTATCTCCAATATCAGCACTTGATGCATCTGTAAACGAAATTAAATTACTACCATCCCCCAACCAAGTAGCCAATAACAATCCTTGCCTTGCCGCACCGTCTCTAAAAGCTCTATAATCTACATTAGCTCCAAGAAAAGACGATGTTGGAATGGCTGGATCTAAATTAGCAGTTTCGCCAACAACTCCAGAAATAGTAGAACCAGACAATACAACCGAACCCGAAAGAACTTGTCCTGTAGACTCTAAGTCAGTATCATCTGTACCTATTGGAAATGCTACTCCGGGCATGATCATGCCGGATGCGGTTACGGCTGTAATAGCGTCCGTCACCGTACCGACAGAAGAAAGAGCTACAGATGCTGTACTTGCATAGCTTGCTGATGCGGCTAAATCTACAAATATACTAGGATTTCTAGTTACCGTACTTGTGGTATTCTGAACCAATACGGTATTATAACTATCAACAGCCTGAACTGTTACTTTATATTCAGACTGTGGAGTTATAGTAACTCTTAAGTCAGGTACATCTAAAGCAATACCATCTGGTATAGTATGAGGCATTAGCTTACCTTGTAACGGAAGGTCTTACAATAAATTTTCCTTCAATAATTCTACGAGTAATTGACCCACTTGTCATTAATACATCATAAACATAATCTTGGGCAGTTAGCAACGAAGAAGATGCTGGAGGTAAACTAACATAAAGTGAGCCTGAAGCATTCGGCTCTATTTTTTCAGTTTGAAAAAGAGCAGATGTGTCTTCCGAAGAATACGTTTCGCGCACGTGTCCGCTAAACGATTGACTTACTATATCAATTGGTGTGTTGGTTTGATCAGTAATTGAAACTAAGATTTTAAATGTTTCACCCTGACCTACTGTTAAACTAGTACTTTGTGCCATAATTTTGAATCCAAATTAAGTGTCTTACTATAAGTATTTTTATATAAAATAAAACCTCCCCAATGTTGAGGAGGTTCATTTTAGTATTTTTTATATTTCTTATCAAGAAATTTAGTAATTCAAAATACAGAAATCCGGCTGAACGGTTACTTGTATTTGTGTAGGATCATCAGTATCAAAGCTCATCTCACCGAAATTAGCCTGCGTGATCAAACATCCCTTAAGAATCCACTCTTCAACTTTATCTCCCACTGGTCCCAGCACATTAATTGTTAAATCCTTCTTATAGAAATCAGCATATCCATCTCTACCCGTTACACTTTCGTGGTGAAGTCGAACCCATTCCATTATCGACTGTGCAGAAGAAGGAACAATTGGATCAAACAATGTCATTTGCATTGCTCCCCACACAGTACGTCCCTTAACATATCGTTGAACATTAATATGATTAAGAACCTTTGCATCTTGACTTAATGTGGGTCTAGCAATGCCCTTGACTACATACGCTGGTAGACCGTCTGCATATAGAATAAATCTATTTGCCATCTTCGGCTCAAATGCCTTGAAGAACAGTTCTTGTTCATTAACTAAGTTTGCCATATTTTTGTCTCCAAAAGGTCTTTTATATAATTATCAGCTTATTCTAAAATATAACGATTAACTTCCTGGGAATGTAGCACCCGTTGGTAGAATGTTGAAATCAAGAACAATAAATTCAGCTGCCCGTGCGGGTTGTAGATAAATTTGACCAACGAGTTGGTTTCTATCAATCACATCCGGTGTATTATTTGTCTCATCCATGACTACACGGAAAGCATACAATCCTTGTCTCTCCTGAACACTGGCCAAATATGGATTAACAATGTTCAAGAAACGATTTCTTGTAGCTTCTGTATTTTGTTCAAACACTAGGTATCTTGACGATGAAGCAACAAACTTCTTCAAAGCAATCAAAAGGCGCCGGACATTAATCCGATCAAGAGCACTAGCTTTCTTCTGTAGAGTCTTCTGTCCCCAAGCAACAATTCCTTGCCCTGGGAAGGTTGCGATTGGATTAATCTTATTCTCATAAAGTTCATCTCTATTCGCTCTGGTCAAACGACTCTTCACTTGAGTTGCGGCATCAATTCCGCCCCGGTTTAGTCCTGCCGGAGCATACCATTCAGCAGCAGAATTATCATTTGAAGCAAATACTTCAGGCAACACAACTGAAGGAGGAGCCCATAGGAATCTATTAGTATTACTATTTAAGACTTTAACCCACGGATACCACCCAGCAGCATAATTTGTATCAAGTAATGCACCCGTTGTAATTGCTTCTGAAATCGTGGCCGTATACTTGGCCAAATCCATAATATAGAAGCAGTCCTGTCTCTCTTCACACACATCAATTGCGTACTGACAAATATATGGATGTTGTTCATAATTGACGCCAGGAATCACTAACAAATTAATATCAAATGATTCGGGATTCTTAATTGCGTCAATAGCTTGTTTGAAGCCTACTGATCCAGAAGCCGCGGAGTTTGTTAAATCAAACCCTTGTGTATTGCCAGCAACGATAGCAGAACCAATTTTTTTCTCACGGTGTGGTTCGTGTCCATCAAACCCACCCTGCATCGGGACCGTAAACTTACGATATGCAACATGAGCTGAATTTGTAATATCCAAATCAGTTCCGTCACCACCCACCGTTGTAGGTGCGACTTCCTTGACCGTGATGGAACCACCATCCGCTATATTATCAAGTGAGAATTCAGCTACGGTTGCGGTAGCGACACCTGCAGCAGCTGCCCCAGCTCCCGGCAGTGGAACATAACTTACAGCTGTATGTCCAGTTGGGAGAGGAGCAAGATAACTTTGATTTGTGTTATTAGTAGCAGTATAGTCATATCCATAGAATAGCTTAGCGTCCCGCTGTTGAGTAGCAGACCAGCCCACTTTAGATGTAGGTGCTCCAAGAGCATTTCCATCGGACCAAGCGGTTTGAATTACCCTTGGTTTGACTGTCGCGTGGGCGCCGAAGGATGCAACAAGATATGGTGCGCTCACACCAGCAAATCCATAAGGTAATGAAAGTTCTGACAAATTACCATTAAGCGTATCTTCACTTAATTCAATTCTAATATGTCTACTTCTATTCGGATAATCTCCTTGATAATAAGTTTCATTAGTTACCGTATCTAGATATGGAGCACTATTTCCAATTCGTCTAGCAATATAATCTGAGCTATTTGGGTCTAGTGTTAACTGTTGATATTCCTCTAAAATTATTGGATTTGCATCAGTATCATCTTCTACTTGTCTAACCAGTAATGAAAACGTACCATACTCACCGTCTTTCACCCGATATTTAATAGATTGAAATGAAATCTTAACAGCTGTATTTGCATTTGTACCATCAGCCAAAGTATGAACCTTAAAGAGATTAGTTCGTGTACCACCAATTGCTTGTGAACGAATCCACGGCGTTGATGCGTTACTATAATCTACACCAGTGAAGTCTAATTGAGCGGATGAATTAGCTGGACTCGCCTTGGTATCCGCTTCCGCGATGCCTCCGTTTAATCCATCGGTTGCATCTGGGAAATAAGAATATACATATGCCCCTTTCGTTGAATATGGATTAGTTCCTATTGAATTAGCTATACTATTAGCACTTGAACCAGAAGCATTTACTCCTGTCCAAGTTTCAACACCATTCGAAGTAGTCAATGCAATGGTCATGTCGGTGAACTTAGCAGCACCCGACCCAAGCGTGACTGAAGCTGCGGTGATAGCTGACCCACTAATAGTTGGATGGAAAACAGCCAATACTCTCTCTGAATCTGAGACATTAGCGTCACTAACAACTAACGCAGCAGTTTTAGCTACTGTTTTTTGATAACCACCCTTTCCAAGAACACGAACCACGGTTGCTGATTGTGCTTCTTGTAAATAATTTTGAACAGTATATCCAAGATAACTGTATTCGTCTGCTTTACCAAATCTCTCTTCGAACTCTGTTTGGCTATTAACAATCACTGGAACGAATGCTGGTCCTTTCTGAGTAACACCAACAAAGGCTCCACCAATATTAGCTACACCCTGCTCTAAAAAAGTTAAATCTCGTTCGCGGGTAAATACGCCGGGGCTGACTACACGCTCTGCCATATCTTAATCTCCAATACCATTAGGAAGTTTTAATTTCACCAGTTTTTATATCCAATAACCCCTCACCGTACTTTTCATTAAGTTCAGTGAAATAGCTTTCTTCGTTTGAAACTGAATCCAAAAACTCTTGTTTTGCATTCTTAACCAAATTATCCAAAACCGTCTGTTGAAGAACTAATTCACTTAAATATTCAGCGATCACTGACACCTTGTCACGACCATCTTTAATTTTTTGTAATTCTTCTTCAGTAATCTTACTCATAAAATAACCCTTTTTTTGTAGATAACCCTATGGAGGGGAGTCTTTCCTCCTCGTATCATAAATATGTCTTTTAAATCCCAAAATTAAATTTAATTACCAATTATCTTTTCAGTCACTACCAATTTCTTATTTGTAAATCTAACCATATTTGTATCTAATGGTTTCCCGTGTTTATCTATAGTAGATTCGGGCAACAAATAAGCCTTGACTTGCATTCTAAATTCAGACCGGACTAACCGATCCCCACGTTGAGGTAATTGAACAGAATTTCTATATTCTTCTACACTTGTTTTAAACTTATATTTATTTGTGTCTCCCCAATAATTTTCGACTTCAAAAGATATTTGTTCTACTAAACCATTCATTTGTTGTTGATATTCTGTCCAAATCATACAGCTATATTCTACATCATAAAAATCTGGATACATTACAGCAACATATCTTTTACTCTCATCAACTCCATTTTGCATAGCAAATCTGTCATATTTGTTTCTGGGGTTCCATGATGTTGAATAAAAATCTCTTTCTAAATATTTGTTAATTGGGTTATTTAAAGTATTTTTTCTAAGACTATCTCTTTTAATCATAATAAGAGGAATTTGTAATTTTCCCCGTGTATCTCTCAATACACCGTCTTTTCTTGTATTTTTCCAACGTTCTGGATTTGCATATAAAATTGGAACCGGAATTTTAAGTTCCTCCTGAACAACAAACGGCTGAATAACATCATCCATATATTTTATTATAGCTGTATCAATATCAACCAAAGAAACAGAAATTCGTGAGGATTCATCAGCTTTAGTATCTAGTCCACGATTTCTATGTTCTTCGGGAAGCTTTGCATCTGTTCTTAAATTAACTTTACTCATATCTGTCTAGGTTCAATTTGAATATTACTTCTTCTTGTCAGGTGAGTTTCACAAATAATCGATTCATTATATCCGGGCCGACCAGCAATCAACTGAACTTCTCTAGTATTATCAATCTCGTAAAACGCATCATTGTAACCTATAATGTCACCAATCTCTGGATAAACATGTCGTTCCTGAAGTATCCTGCGAACAAATCTAAATTCCGCTTCTTGATTTTGATCAATTCCAAAGTCAGCATTACTAACAGCTGTATTTGGTTGATAATCAATAAAGGCAGAAAGCTCTACTCCAGTATAAGAAATCTTTTCAGTAGATTCCCCATAAATATTTGTATTTACATAATCAAGATTTAGCTTATAC